GTAACGTATATCCTGTTCGTACACACAATCCTGATACACAAGATTTAATCAAAAAAGATGCCTCTAAGGATGATATTGAGAAAGTTAAAAAAGATAAAGAACAAGATAAAGAACCTGAATCAAAAGAAGAATTACTAAAATCAGACCACGAAACCACAGATGATGCTTTAAGATATACAAAGAGTCAAGCTAAAAAAGATGGTAAACGTGAGGGAGTTGGTTTAGGCACTGATACTTCGAGAGCTGGTGAAGCAGCTGTTCATACAGGTATTCGTATGTTTAAAGCTGGTGCTACTTTTGAAAAAATTGAAGAAGAGTTAATGAAAATAGCTAATGAAGATGATACTTTTTTAAACACTAAATGGGTAAAATCAGCAATGGCAACTTTAAAAGCCATAGATAAACAAATAGGTCTTAAAAACATTGAGGATGTTGCCTGGGATACTGATGAGGGTAGAAGAGCAATCGGTGTTGACCCTAAATTAGACACATCTAGTGATATGTTCGTTAGAACCACAGAAGGTGTAAATATTGGAATATCTTTAAAACAAGATGGAAGAGTATTTTTAAATAATGGTGGATGGGACGAACAATCAGTCTTATTACTTAATAATTTAAAAGAAGTGATGCCACCAGATGAACATAAAAAAATAAGTGAAGCTATGTCGATAGCAGGATATAATAAAGACAGAGCTGAAAGATTTAAACAAGCTTATAAAAAATATTCACCTGAAGATATTTTAAAAATGGTCAATAGTTTGACACCAGAAGAAATTAAAAAAGAAAAACTTTCAGAAAAATATTTAGATATTCTGAGGAATCCAGAAAAATTGTTAGAAAAAGTACGACTAGCTTCAACAGAAAAACCTAACGCCCTTTCAGGTAATGAAATGAAAGCATTACACCGATTAATGAAACTCAGAGATAAAGAAGGTGATAAGCATATACGTGAGTCTGATAATGTTTTGTCGAAAAAAACATTTAATGTATTAAATTCATCCGAAGAAGCTAAAAAAGGTATGAATAGACACGTGTTAAGAGCGATGCATGTTTTTGATGCTCTTGGATTAAATCAGACTTTAAGTGATGGAGGAGTTGATTCTTTTGTAACTATGTATGGTATTCCTCCCGACGGTTCTACTTTAGATGAAGAAAATTTAGTGTCTTTATTCGGTTCAAAATTTCAACAGGTTTTAGCAGAAAATTTAAATGAAGTAAGAAATGGTGATGCAGACCCTGAAGATTTAGAAGAGATGTTGGCTGACCAAATAGAGATAGATTATGAATCTGGAGAAATTTTATTTAAACACGAGGACGGAGGTAAATATCCATTGTTTTATCTAAATGGTAGAGCAAGAGGTATTGGTACTGCACCTGTAATGGAATTAGGTCAAACTTCGTTTATGGCATTAGCCTTAAAAATTGGTTCGTTCGATACAAGTACTTGGGAAGATAAAGACGTAAAGAAGTTAGAAAAATTGTTAAAGAAGGATAGGGAAGAATGAAAACACAATTACTCTGTACATTTACAAAACGAAATAAACTACACGAAGTTATCGATATTATCATAACTTGTAATGATATTGTGTTTGATAAGATTTACGTATTTCAAAATGAAAATGACCATCATCAATTAATCTGTACTTATAATGTAGAGTACGATGAAGATTTTATGCAAGGGATTCCTGATACTATTTCGCTCCATAGAAAAAAGAACACGAACACCTTATACACAATTAATGCTCTCAATGATTTGATTCGTGAACTAAACGGTGGGAAGTTAGATAAATCATTTCCAATCGATTGGGAGAACTACAAAAACAGCTTACTATTGACAAATGAAAATGGACTTAATAAAATACCAACACGTATCTATTCAATCGTAGATACAAAAACTTGGACAAAAGATAAAAAATAATTGTATTTTAAAAATCAATACAATACTTATTGATGTATCAAGGTTATACTTGATTACTAATTAACAAATAACAAATAAATAATAGGAGATAATTAATGGATTTAAATGCAATCAAGAATCGTCTTAGTCAACTTCAGACTACAACAACACGAACTTCAAACTTATGGAAACCTCAACCAGGAACACAACTGGTTAGAATTGTTCCTTATAAGTTCAATCAAGACAATCCTTTTATTGAATTGTACTTTCATTACGACTTAGGAGGTAAGAACTATCTTTCTCCGATGTCATTCGGTCGTCCAGACCCAATCGAAGAGTTTGCTTCAAAACTCAAAGGTACAGGTTCAAAAGATGATTATCGTCTCGGAAAGAAAATCGAAGCTAAAATGAGAACTTTTGCTCCGGTTATCGTAAGAGGTGAGGAATCACAAGGTGTTAGATTTTGGGGATTCGGTAAGACGGTTTATCAAGAACTGCTTTCCATTATAGCAGACCCAGACTATGGTGATATTACAGATGCTACAAGCGGACGTGATGTTGCTGTAGAGTTCAAAACAGCCGAAGAGACAGGTAAGTCCTTCCCTTCGACTTCAATTAGAGTAAAACCTAACCAAACTCCAATTACAGAGGATGCTTCTGTGCTTGAAACAATCAAGGAATCACAAAAGAATATTACTGAAATCTATCAGGAACAATCTTATGATGAATTGACTCAAGCTCTGAATGATTATCTTGCTGGTGATTCTGAAGGTGAAACTTCAACAGAAGAATCTCAACCTAAACAGGCTGAGAAATCTTTTGACGCCAAAGAGACTTCAGATGCATTCGATGATTTGTTCAATAGCTAAATGAAAAACCGTGGGTAGTATCCTACAGAATTAAGTGATGAGATGGCTGTGTTTGTACGCCTAACTACCCACTAACCTTTAATTGGAGAAAAATATGTCTACAAGAGACGAATTAGCTGGTGTCTTAGCTGACACCTTAAATAAACAATTCAAGGATATGAAAGTTGCATATTTCTTGGATGGTACAGATACAACACCTACTGATATAAAAGATTTTGTGTCTACAGGTTCTACAATGTTAGACTTGGCAATATCAAACAAACCTGACGGTGGTATTGCAGTCGGTAGAATTACAGAGTTAAATGGACTTGAGAGTAGTGGTAAATCATTACTTGGAGCTCATATGCTCGCTGAGACTCAAAAGAAGGGTGGTGTTGCTGTCTATATCGATACTGAAACAGCTGTTAGTACAGAATTTCTATCATCAATCGGTGTTGATGTAGAGAGTATGTTGTATCTACACTTAGAAACGGTAGAAGACATTTTTTCAGCTATCGAAGAAATCACAGCAAAGGTTCGTGAAAGTGATAAAGATAGATTAGTTACTATTTTGGTCGATTCACTAGCCGCTGCTTCAACAAAAATAGAAATGGATGCCGAGTTTGATAAAGATGGTTTCGCTACTTCAAAAGCTATTATCATTTCAAAAGCTATGAGAAAGATAACTCAGATGATTGGAAGACAAAGAATAGCTCTTGTGTTTACAAATCAACTCAGACAAAAACTCGGAGTAATGTTTGGAGACCCTTGGACAACAAGTGGTGGAAAGGCATTACCATTTCACGCCTCAACTCGTATCAGATTAAAGAATACCGGACAGATTAAAGACAAGAAGAACAATACTATTGGTATGAAGATGAGAGCTCAAGTCATTAAAAACAGACTTGGTCCTCCTATGAGACATGCCGATTTTGAACTTTACTTTGAGACTGGTATTGATGATGAGGGAAGTTGGTTGAAAGTTATGAAAGACCATAGACTTGTTAAACAAGCAGGTGCTTGGTACACAATGGACAATCACAAAGGAGTAGAACTCAAGTTTCAATCTAAAGATTGGGCTGAACAACTCAAAGATAAAGACTTTAGAACCTATTGTTACAACTTAATATGTGAAAAGGTTATTCTCAAATACGAAAAGAACTTTGGTATAGATGATGTGGTCGTAGAAGAGGAACTAAGTGAGTAATAAAAAGTATCTTTCTATACTTGATGAAATCAAGAAGAAGGGTGGTTCTTTAGACGGCGGAAATCCTGATGATAAAGTACTTGTTATAGATGGCCTAAATACTTTTATTAGAGTGTTTAGTGTTATACCAACTACTAACGATGATGGTATTCACGTTGGTGGAATAGTTGGTTTTCTGAGAAGTATAGGTTACGCTATTAATATGTTTAGACCTACCCGAGTCGTCATAGTGTTTGATGGCAAAGGTGGGTCTACACGCCGTAGAAAGTTATATCCTGAGTATAAACAAAATAGAAAAACAAAATACAGAGTAAATCGTACGTATGATTTTGCTTCTCAAGAAGATGAGAAACAAAATATGATGATGCAGTTACAACGAGTGGTTGAGTATCTTAACACTTTACCTATAACGGTTTTATCTTATGACAATATCGAAGCTGATGACACGATAGGTTATATATGTCGTCAAGTCTTAACAGAGTCTAAGATTACAATTATGTCAACTGATAAAGACTTTCTTCAGTTAGCTAATGGTAGAATCAAGATATGGAGTCCTACTAAGAAAAAGTTATATGATGAACAAACGGTCTTAGATGAGTTTGGTATTTCATCTCACAACTATATTTGGTACAGAGTATTAGATGGAGATAAATCAGACAACATCAAAGGTGTAAGAGGACTAGGTCTTAAAACAATTCAAAAAAAATTACCGTTTTTGAGTGAGAATCGTATAGTTAATATAGATGAAGTAATTACAGAATTACCAGATTCAAAAGATGTTATAGAACTGAACTATAAATTGATGCAGTTATCAGACGTAGATATATCAGGTTCTACAAAAACAAAAATACAAGAGAAGATTAGAGAACCTATCAATAGATTGGTAAAGTATAAATTTCAAAAAATGTTTTTGGAAGATAAATTATATGCTGCTCTTCCTAATCTTAATAGTTGGTTATTAACTAACTTCAATCAGTTAAATCATTATGCAGAGAAAACAAATGAGTGAAACACTAACACAATTCGGGACATCATTTCAGTCTAAGATTATTGCTTCGTTGTTACGAGACGTTAAGTTTATTCAGACGATTAATGATATTTTGAATCCTGATATGTTTGATTCAGACTCTAATAAATGGTTAGTAAATAGTATACGTGATTATTACACTCAGTATAAAAAACAACCTACACTCGAAGTAATCAAATACAAAGTTGATGAAATAGAAAACGATGTTTTGAAGAGTGGGGTTGTTGATAAACTTAGAGAAGTATGGAAGAATATCGAGGCTACTGATTTAGAGTTTGTACAATCTCAAACACTTGATTTTTGTAAGAATCAATCACTCAAGAATGCTATATTAGAATCAGTTGATTTGTTAGAAAACAAAGATTATGATGGTATAAAATCAATAATAGATGAAGCTATGAAAGCTGGTTCTGAAAGAGATTTAGGTCAGGACTATTTAACATCTTTAGATTTGAGATTAGAGGCTTCAGCTAGATTAACAACACCTACTCCTTGGGATGTTATCAATGAGATTATGGACGGAGGACTAGGTTCAGGTGAGTTAGGTGTCATAGTAGCTCCCGCTGGTATAGGTAAATCTTGGACACTACAAGCTCTAGGAGCAGGAGCTTTGAAATCAGACAAAACGGTTGTTCATTACACACTTGAGTTAAATGAAAATTATGTTGGTCTAAGATATGATAGTATCTTTACAGGTGTAACTACAGCTAATATCAAGTACTACAAAGATGATGTCAAATCAAAAATAGAAAATCTTCCTGGTAGACTTTTAATCAAATACTTTCCTACAAAGGCAGCTTCTGTACAGACATTAGGAGCTCACTTGAAACAAATCGAGTTGAGTGGTATCAAACCAGATGTTGTTCTTGTAGACTATGCTGATATTTTAATGCCGACAGGTAACTTCAGAGAGAAGAGACATGCTATAGGAAACATCTATGAAGATTTGAGAGGACTAGCTGGTGAGTTAGAAGTTCCTATCTGGACTGCTTCACAAGCTAATCGTTCTGCTCTTGAAGAAGATGTGATTGGTGCTGATAAAGTAGCTGAAGATTATAGTAAAGTTATGACTGCTGATTTTGTAATGAGTATGAGTAGAAAAGTAGAAGACAAGATTGCCAACACTGGTAGATTTCACGTAATTAAAAACAGATTTGGTATTGATGGTGTAACTTATCCGTCTACAATAAATACAAATATAGGTCAAGTACAAATCTTTGAGGGTAGTAGCCAGTTCGGTAAAGATGCTCAAAGTAAGATGAATAATAGTGAAGAGTTTTTAAGAAAAGAATTAGCAAACAAATACAAGGATATGGGAAAAAAAGTTGACGGTTTTGAATAAATCGTGAATATACTTTCGTATATATTATACTTATATTTGTTACGAGAATAAGATTACAACAGGAGTTAGTTAGATGGAAAAATTTAAGTTATCCGAAAAGTTTATAGATAAATACAAAAGAAAAAGACCCCCGTTCGGGTTCAACGGTCTTGGTGAATTAGTGTATATGAGAACATATTCTCGTATTAAAGATAACGGAAAAAATGAAAGATGGTGGGAAACCATTCAACGTGTAGTTGAGGGAACCTACACAATGCAAAAGAATTGGATTGAATCTCATCAGTTAGGTTGGAATGCTTGGCAAGCTCAAAAGTCTGCACAAGAGATGTATGAGAGAATGTTCAATATGAAGTTTTTACCTCCTGGACGTGGTCTATGGGCTATGGGTACACCTATTACTGAAGAAAAGGGATTATATGCAGCTCTGAATAATTGTGCCTTTGTATCAACAAAAACAATCAAAGAAGATTACTCAAAACCATTTTGTTTCTTGATGGATGCTTCTATGTTAGGTGTCGGTGTAGGATTCGATACAAAAGGAGCAGGTGAGATTATAGTCAAGGGTGTTAACAAAGATAGAAATGAAGAAGTCTTTGAGATACCTGATACTAGAGAAGGTTGGGTTGAATCACTTAGATTGTTATTAGAAAGTTATTTTCACGGTACAGCTCCTGTTGAGTTTGATTATAGTAAAATTAGACCAGCGGGTGTACCGATAAAAGGTTTCGGTGGTATGAGTTCTGGTCCTGAACCCTTGATGGAAGTTCATCAGGATATTATAAATGTGTTGGATAAAAATAAAGGTGAACCAATCACAATCACAACCATTGTAGATATTATGAATTTAATCGGAAAGTGTGTTGTAGCAGGTAATGTTAGAAGAACAGCTGAGATTGTGTTTGGAGACCCACACAATGAAGAGTATTTAGATTTAAAAAATTATGAAGTAAATCCACATAGAGACCAATATGGTTGGACAAGTAACAATAGTATATTTGCTGAGTTAGGAATGGACTATACAGAGGTTTGTAAACGTATTACTGATAACGGTGAACCTGGTTTTGCCTGGTTAGATAATATGAGAAAGTATTCTCGTATGAAGAATGGAGGAGACAATAAAGACCATAGAGTAATGGGAGGTAATCCTTGTCTTGAACAATCACTTGAATCATACGAGTTATGTTGTTTAGTAGAAACGTTTCCTAGTAATCACGATTCATTAGAAGATTATCAGAGAACACTAAAGTATGCTTATCTGTATGCTAAAACCGTAACTTTAGGTAAAACACATTGGTCAGATACAAACAGAGTGATGTTAAGAAACAGAAGAATTGGATGTAGTGTAAGTGGTGTTGCTCAGTTTATAACAAACAAAGGATTAAATGAATTACAAAACTGGTTAGAAACTGGATATGATACTATACAAGATTGGGATAAAAAATATTCAGATTGGTTTGCTGTACCACGTTCAATCAAAACAACATCAGTCAAACCTAGTGGAACGGTATCACTATTAGTAGGAGCTACACCAGGGATGCATTATCCTGAATCAAGATTTTATATTCGTAGAATGAGGTTATCTAAACATTCTGAGTTATTAGAACCATTAAAGAAAGCAGGATATAAATTAGAACCTGCTTTTGGTTCAGAGGATTCTACGATGGTTGTCGAAGTACCTGTAGATGTAGGAGAGGGAATAAGAACTGCGGCTGAACTATCAATCTGGGAACAATTCAGTTTAGCCGCATTCTTACAAAGACATTGGGCAGACAATCAAGTTAGTTGTACAGCTACGTTCGACCCTGAGAAAGAGGCCGACCAGTTACCTGCTGTCCTAAATTATTTTCAATACAGATTAAAAGGTATATCATTATTACCAAGACACGATTATGGAGCTTACAAACAAATGCCATACGAAGCTATCGATGAAGATGAATACAATAAACAAGTTAAAAAGTTAGGTAAACTTAGTTTTGTTGGTGTTGAAGGTGAGGAAGCTGAAATCGACAAGTTCTGTAATAATGACGCTTGTGAAGTTCCGGGAGAAAATATAAAAACCACTTGACAAGTATACTGATTTGTTCGTATATTCTAACATAATAAATTGAGGTTTTACAATCTAAATGTATCAAGGCATCTATTACGATAGAAGAGTCAATAAAATGCATATTTGGGACGATAAGTTTGGACATCAAACATTTCGTTACAAAAAGTATGCCTACACAAAACATAGAGCAGGAAACTTTGTCTCATTATATGGTGATAAATTAAAAAGAATAACAGAATGGGAAAAAGGACAACCTGATTTGTTTGAGTCGGATGTCAATCCTGAGATTCGTGTATTGGTAGATAATTATACTGATTCAGACGAACCTTCAGAGGGACATAGAACGATGATATTTGATATTGAGGTAGAGGTTACAGATGGATTTCCTAATATCAACACAGCTGAAAACGTAATCACTTCGATAGCTTTCAATGACCCTGTTACAAACGAATACTTCTGTTATGTATTAGACCCCTACAATAAACTTAATACAAAGAATACAAGTGATACTATCGTACAATTCAAAGACGAGTTTGATTTATTAAATGCTTTCTTCAAAAAATATTTAGAAATACAACCCACAATATTGACAGGTTGGAATGTCGAGTTCTTTGATGTTCCTTATCTGTATAATCGAGCTCAAAGAATAGTAGGTAGACAGATAGCTGACGTGTTGTCTCCGATAGGTATCGTTGAGTGGAGTGATTTTGCTAATAGATACAAAATAGCTGGTGTCAGTATTTTAGATTACTTAACATTATATAAAAAGTTTACATTCAGTCAACAACCTTCATATAGATTAGATGCTATAGGAGAGTATGAAGTAGGTGAAAAGAAAGTTGAGTATGAAGGAACTTTGAATGATTTATATGAAAATGACTTAGATAAGTTTGTTGAGTATAACTTACAAGACGTAAAACTTGTGAAAAAGATAGATGAAAAACTAGACTTTATAGAGATTGCACGTGGTCTAGCTCATCTAGGACATTGTCCGTATGAAGATGTATTTATGTCCTCAAGATACTTAGAAGGAGCTATATTAGTTTATCTACGTAAACAAGAGATTGTTGCTCCTAATAAACCTACAAAGGGTATAAATAAATCCGAGAAGTTTGAAGGAGCTTATGTACAAGACCCTCAGAAAGGTAAACACGATTGGGTTTATGACTTAGATATTACCTCGATGTATCCGTCTTGTATTATGTCTCTAAACATATCTCCTGAAACTAAGTTAGGAAAGATAGAAGGTTGGAATCCTGAAGAGTTTATTGATAAAAAGAATAAAAAAACATATTCATTAACACGTGATGGTAATTTGATTAATCGTTATACTGAAACAGAACTAAAAAATATGCTCGACAACGAACAGATAGGTGTTGCAACAAATGGTGTTATGTACAGAACGGATAAAAACGGATTACTTCCTGCCTTATTGAGAAAATGGTTTGATGAGAGAGTCGAGTATAGAAAGTTATCTAAAAAACTACACGAAGAAGGTGATAAGGAAAAGTCAGATTACTTTGACAGAAGACAACACCTACAAAAAATTGTATTGAATAGTTTGTATGGTGTTTTAGGACTTCCTGCTTTCAGATTCTATGACCTAGACAATGCTGAGGCTGTTACAAGTACAGGTCAATCTTTGATTAAGTTTACTCGTAAGATTGGTAATGCTTACTACAACAAAGAACTTGGTGATACTAAAGATTATTGTATCTATATTGATACAGACTCAGTATTCTACTCTGCTCTTCCTTTAGTTGAAAAAAGGTATCCTGATGTCAACACACGAGATGAAGATGTAATGTCAAAAACTATTCTTAATATAGCTAGTGAGGTACAAGATTATCTAAACAAAGGATATGACTTCTTTGGTAAAAGATTTTGTAACTTAGATAAACATAGATTTGATATTAAACAAGAGGTTATTGCTAAGAGTGGATTGTTCGTTACGAAAAAACGATATGGTATGAAAATCATAAACGATAATGGTAAAAAAGTTGATAAGTTGTTAGTGAAGGGTTTAGATACGGTTAGGAGTAGTTTTCCGATAGCTATGAGAACTATGTTATCAAAGTTACTAGAAGATATTTTGATGAGTGTTCCTAAAACAGAGTTAGATAAATTTATTATCAACTTTAAAGATAGTATGAAACTTATGGACTTCAACAAGATTGCTATTCCTATTGGTGTGAAGGGAATAGGAAAGTATCACAAACCTGACGGAGTTGTTTTTCAATCACATAGATTAGGAACTCCTGTACACGTTAAGAGTGCTATATATTATAATGACTTTCTAAAACATTTCAATATATCAAAACAATATTCACCCATAACAAATGGTGATAAAATCAAATGGGTCTATTTAAAACAAAATCCTTTAAATATCGATACAATAGCTTACAAAGGATATGAAGACCCTCCTGAGGTATTAAAATACATCAGAACTTACATTGATGCTACAAAACTATATGAAAAAGCTTTACATAAAAAAATTATGATGTTGTATGAGGCTCTCGGTTGGACTAAACCTACTGATGCCTCTAAGACATTGGAAAGATTTTTTTGATTTTCAACAAACTCGTATATATGTATATATGGTTATAAATTCAAGGAGAAAACATGGATAAAAATAGTTTAGTCCGTTTCATAAACAAATACTACTTAGACGGTGTAGGTAATGCTGTCGTTCTAAATAGTAACTCGGAAAAACAACAACTAATGACTAAGAGTGTTTCGGAAGGAAACTCGATGTTAGCTTTAGTCAAGATGACTGATTGGAAACCTGATTTCGATGATTCGATTTTAGGTGTCTACTCAACTGATTCTTTACTTAGTATGATAAAAGTATTAGATAATGATGTGAAGATTTCAGTATTAAAGTCAGATGAGAAGGCTCTAGCTCTCAAGTTTAATGACTCAAATACTTCAGTAAATTATATGCTGTCAGACCCTTCTATCATTAATGAACCTCCTAATCTAAAAAACATTCCTGAGTTTGAATTGAATGTGAATATTACAGAGTATCTCAGAAAGACATTTTTAGCTGGTAAAGGTGCTCTTCCTGAAGTTACTAAGTTTTCTGTCGTAACAGATGGTACAAGTGCTAAATTAGTTCTTGGATTCTCAGCCTCAACTAACACAAACAGAATAACTATTCCAGTTGAAACAACACAATCAGCTCATATGGAGACTATGTCATTTAATGCTGAACATTTCGCTTCTATATTAAAAGCTAATGAAGAGTGTGAAACTGGTACTATGGAAGTCAGTAGTGATGGTTTAATTAAGATGTCATTCAAAGTTGATAACTACGAAAGTCAGTATTGGTTAGTTGCTACTCAGGATGTTGATTAATGTCAAACACTTTGTGGGTAGAAAAGTATCGTCCTAGCACGTTAGAGAACTATATAGGAAACGAACATCTTACATCTAAGGTAAAACATTACTTAGAGACTGGTGATTTACCTCACTTACTTTTGTTTGGTAAAGCTGGTACTGGTAAAACAACACTAGCTAAGATTCTTGTTAAGAATATAGAATGTGATTATCTCTATATAAATGCCTCAGATGAGAACAATGTTGAAACGGTCAGAACAAAAGTAAAAGAGTTTGCCTCTACAATCGGTTTCAAAGATATGAAAGTGATTATCTTGGATGAGTGTGATTACATTACTCCGAATGCTCAGGCCGCTCTTCGTAATCTTATGGAAACATTCTCTAAACATTGTAGATTTATCTTGACTTGTAATTTTGTTGAGAGAATCATAGACCCGATACAAAGTCGTTGTCAATCATTTCAAATTATACCTCCATCGAAAAGTGATGTAGCTAAACATCTACATAATATATTGATAAAAGAAAATGTAATCGATACGATAGAGGATATTAAAGTTTTAATTGATAGTAGTTATCCCGACATTCGTAGAGTTATCAATTCAGCTCAAAGAAATGTTGTGAATGGTAAATTGAAGTTAGATACTTCAAGTATTATTCAAAATGACTACAAGTTAAAACTTTTAAAAATACTAAAGACACAAGATGGAAAAACAGCTTTTACTGAGATTCGTCAACTATTAGCCGACAATAAGATTACAGACTTTGCAGATTTGTTTAGATTATTGTATGATGAAGTTGATGGATATGGTAAAGGTCACATAGCAGAATGTATTTTGATTATAGCAAGATACGAACTTTCAGATAGTCAAGTAGTTGATAAAGAAATCAACGCTATGGCTATGATTATAGAATTATTAGGAGTCATTAAATGAGTATGCATCCAATGAGAAAACCGAAACCACAACAAGCTCAAGTCAAGGTTGATTTGAGAGAAGCAGATACAATTAAGTGTGAACATTGTGATAATTATCTGTTCATAGCTTCTACTATTCTTAAACGATTATCTGCTTTAGTATCACCTACAGGAGAGGAAGCAATCATTCCTATCGATGTATATAGTTGTGGAAATTGTGGACAAGTACCTAAAGATATGTTAAAAGGTTCAGGATTAGAACAATCTGATGTCAAAACAAGCTAAGTATTCAGAAGCCGGAAAGGGAGATTCTAATAGAGTCTCGAATATAAAAAAGTATGAAGAAAACTACGAAAAAATCTTTGATAAAAAAGAAAGGTCTGTTCGACCACATCAATCAAATAAAAAAGGTTCAAAATCCTAATTATTGGGAAACACTTACAGAAGAAGATAAAAAGTCCTGGTCAAACTATATGATTCATAGATTTCTGTCTATGAATATGAATGTAATCGACCTAGTAAATGAATTACAAAAATATAACTTAAAACCTCAAGACTTATACAAGTTATACACAAACATCTTACCTAAAGATAATAGATTTTATAAATATGTTAAAGGGAGAAGTGAAATGGCACATCCAAATTGGTTAGTAAATATTGTTACTAATCACGAAGAAGTTAGTAAAAAAGAAGCAATCGAGATGATTGATATGTATTACCTCACCGAAGGAGGAATGTTAGAGTTAGGTCAATTAGCTCAGAAATGGGGAATTGAACCTAAGAGAATAGAAGAAGCAGGACTGAATGTATTGGGTTCTTCTGATGGGTATACAGCAGGAAATGGTTAAAAAACACTTGACACGTATAGTAAATTATTCGTATATTCAGGTATGTAAATTAGGAGAAATATGACAAATATAATTAAGGATAGTCCTCGTTCAGATGAAGATTACAATGTTGTAGAACAAATGGAAAAAGAGTGGCCCGAGATGACTTCAGAGTTTAAGAAGATTCAACGAGAACAATATGAATTATTCCTACATAAACAACACGACTACGGTCCAGGTAATATATCAGTTGGAACAATGTTACAAACACCTGAGGAAATCAAATTATCCCTTACAGGTCTTTGGTTTAGAATGAATGACAAGTTACAACGAGTAAAAACTTTATTGATGACAGGTAGAGAATCAGCAGTAAAAGATGAACCTCTCGAGGATGCTTATCTTGATGTAAGTAATTATGGTATTATGGCTACAATAGTGGGACGAGGTAAGTGGGGTAAATGAAATTTCCGTTAGTACAATTATATGTTTTAAACAGAAGTAAGCCTATTGTAGAGGTAACAGGTATACCTGACCCCGTACAATGGGACTATTGTGATTTAGAAGGATTACCTCCTGAAAGAGAAGCTGGTACGATTAGTATGGTTAATCACGGTAAGATACCTAAAGGACAGCGTGAAAATCTACCTACAACATTTACTGCGACAAATGGAGCTCAGTATCTCATTGAGAATATACATTCATTAAGGTCAAATAAATGAAAAAAACATTTAACAAAACATCAAGAGAACATTGGGGTGTAAAGGTAGGAGATGAGTTTGAGTTGTCAGTTCCTCATACTATTCCAGGTCAAAAACCTATACCCATAGGAACAAAAGTAGTCGTTGAAGGTATCTCACACTTTCCTACAATGTATATTGTATCTGATGGTCAAAATCAATTTAGTGTAGCAGTTCATAGTGTAAAGAAAATAAAATGAAAAGAATAAGTTATAGTCAATATAGTCAATGGGACTCTTGTCCTTACAAATGGAAACTTAATTACATAGATAAGTTAGGTGAATATACAGATAGTATTCATACATTGTTTGGTACAAGTATGCATGAAGTTCTACAAACCTATCTAACCGTAATGTATAATGATACCATTAAGATGGCTAATGCATTACCCTTAGATGAAATGTTACTTCATAGAATGAAAACAAACTACAAAAATATTATGGGCCGTAACGGGGGTGAGGTCTTTTGTGAACAGAAAGATATGGAAGAATTTTACTCACACGGACTTTTGATTTTGGAATGGTTTAAGAAGAAACGTGATATGTATTTTAGTAAGAAGAACTATGAGTTAGTTGGTATCGAAGTTCCTATCGAGTATGAATTACCTAACAGCATAAAGTTTATAGGTTATATGGATGTTGTTCTACACGATACTTTACGTGATAGATACAAGATTATCGATATTAAGACCTCTACTATGGGTTGGAACAAGTATCAAAAAGCTGATAAAAACAAAACAGACCAGTTATTACTATACAAATATTTTTTCAGTAAAGAACAAGAAGTTCCTATCGATAGTGTTGACGTTGAGTACTTTATTGTTAAACGTAAACTTTACGAGAATCTTGATTTTCCTCAAAGAAGAGTCCAAACATTTTCTCCGGCTAGTGGTAAACCTAGTATCAATAAAGTAGTAAGTAATCTTCAAAGGTTTATAGATGAGTCTTTTGAAGATGGTAAACACAACTTAGAACGAGATTATTTAAAGTTACCTTCAAAGAAAAATTGTAAGTATTGTGAATTTAATCAAACCGAACATTGTGATGCAGGAGTAAAATAATGATAAGTAAAACTACACTAAGATTGAAACTTTCAGATTTTATCAATACAGATTTAGAAAAGTTTGTGATGGAAAAAGTAGACTCTATTCACAATGAATTAAATATAGCTATACTTTTGTATTTGTGGTTTGAGGAAGATGAAATCAAAGGTACAGATTTAAAAAACTTTCTTATGAGGTGGGAAGATAAGTTATCATTTCGTACGAGTGTAAGACAAGGTAGTGAGATTAAGTCTCGTGATTTTATATTTTTTGATATTAAACCTGTAGGAATAAAAAATAGATATTGTAGATTTAATTATGATTATAAAGACCAATCAGGATTAGTAGTAGGTCTAAGAGAGTTTTATAATGTAACAAAATTTGTTACTTCAGATAAAACAATTAAGGTTCAAAAGAGAAATGACTACGAAGATTAAAGTAGGGATAGTTGGTAGTAGAGCCTATACAAATAAGAAAAAAATTAAAGATTTAATATTTGATATAAAACAAAAACATCCTGAGGCTGAAATAGTAAGTGGAGGTCAACAAGATGGAGCTGATGGATTTGCTAAAAAGTTCGCTCTTGAATTAGGTATGAAATACGTAGAGTTTCCTCCCTCACATTATAGTTGGAATATGCATTGTAAATTACCTGCCACACAATACAATAGACCTTATTATGTGTCAAACTATTTTAAAAGAAATAAACAGATAGCTGAGTATAGTGATATTATTGTAGCTTTTATACAACCAGGAACAGAATCAAAGGGAACAAATAACACTATACAATATGCTGAAAAAATGAAAAAATTAGTGAAAATATTAGATTAAGTATATATTTATATATGTATATATCAAGAGGTTTATATGGAATATAAATTGACATCCGTCAAAATTCTAAAGGGGTTATATAGAAATTTCAAATCCAAAACGTTCGATGATGAATTTACATTACAGAAATTAGTCAATCGTACAATGGATTTATACGTTGTAGATAAAGACTTTAGAGATAAAATAAAAGAATATGATAAATTAATACCAAGTGGGAGTAGACTATGAGAGAAGATTTCATCAAAGCTAGTGTAATGAATTTTGAAGCTCAAATCGAAAAACACCGAATCAATGTCGAGAACCTTATGAGAAATTCTGTAGGTATCGGTGAGCACGGTGATGTTATGGAAGAGATTGAAAAAGAATTAGACCAGATGGCTAACTATGATGATAAGTTAGAAATGTTGAAAAAATATTTTAAGAAAAGTCAAGATAAGAAAATTTTAAAAGATTAGAGGTTATATGGCTAAAAAGAAGATTCTTTTATTGTCAGATGATTTACGAATGTCGTCTGGTGTGGGAACGATGTCAAAAGAATTTGTTATAGGTACAGCTCATCATTACGATTGGGCCCAGATAGGGGGAGCTATCAAACATCCTGAAAAAGGTAAAGTCGTTAATATGGATAAATCTATCCGTGAGGAATCAGGTTGTGAGGACGCTAAATTAACTATTTACCCTATCGATGGTTATGGTAATCCTGACTTATTACGTGAGGTAATGAATCGAGAAAGACCTGATGCAATACTTCACTATACAGACCCAAGATTTTGGAGATGGTTGTATGAAATGGAACACGAGATAAGACAAGAGATACCTATCTTTTATTATAATATCTGGGACGATTGGCCTGCTCCTCACTACAACGAATTTTTCTACGAGAGTTGTGATTTAATAATGAACATATCGAAACAAACTTACTCTATTGTAAATGAAGTTTGGAAAAAGAATCCACCTGAGGACTGGCAGTTAACTTATCTACCCCATGGTGTCAGTAACAAATACTATCCAATCAATGTATTTGATGATGAGTACAAAGAAGTTCAAAAGTTAAGGTCTCAATTAACTGAAGATAATGTAGAGTTTATTGTATTTTATTGTAACAGAAATATAAGACGAAAGATGCCAGGTGATGTCATTATGGCTTTCAAAACGTTTTGTGATATGTTACCTGAAGAACAAGCTGACAAATGTGCCTTATTAATGCACACTCAACCTAGAGATGAAAACGGAACTGATTTACCTGAGGTTGCTAAACAAATGGCTCCTAATCGTAAAGTATATTTTAGTGATAGAAAGTTAGAGACAGAACAACTTAACTTATTGTACAATATGGTTGATGTAACGATTAACCTAGCTTCAAATGAAGGTTTCGGATTAGGAACTTGTGAATCATTGATGGCAGGAACACCTATTATTGTTAATGTTACAGGGGGACTACAAGACCAATGTGGATTCAAATACAAGAATAAATTTGTTACTCACAAAGATTATCTTGAAATAAAATCATTTCACGATGATAAAAAGTGGAAAGATAATCCAGACTTAACGTGGGGTGATTGGGTAAAACCTGTATGGCCTGCTACACGTTCGTTACAAGGTTCAATACCGACTCCATATATCTTTGATGACAGATGTAGATTTGATGATGCTGCTGATAGAATTAAAGAGTTTTACGATATGGGTCCTGAAAAAAGACAATCCTGTGGTCTCAACGGACACGAGTTTGTAATGGACAAAGACGTTATGATGTCAGTAAAAGCTATGTCAGATAATTTTATAAAACAAATGGACAAAGCTTTTGAGATGTGGAAACCTAGAAAACAATTTAGTTTATTTAAGGTATAGGAGAAGTAATGAGTAAACCAGTATGTTTAGTAACAGCTCCTGTAGCCACAAGAAGTGGTTATGGGGCTCATAGTAGAGACATTGTGAGAGCTCTTATCGAATTAGATAAGTATGATGTCAAAATTTATAATGTTCGATGGGGTAATACTCCTATGAATGCTCTTGATACTAATGATGATAATGACAAAATGATTATTGAGAGATTACTTCCGACTCCTCACTTACCTAAACAACCTGAAATTCATATTCACATAGTGATACCTAATGAGTTTCAACCTATAGCAAAATATAATATAGGAATCACAGCGGGACTTGAAACGACAGCTTGTCCGGCGGCTTGGATTGAAGGATTGAATAGAATGAATGTAAATTTTGTACCTTCAACGTTTGTTAAGGAGGTTGTTGAGAAGACGGTCTTTGATGTTCAAGATGAAAGAACAAAACAAGTAACAGGTGAATTAAGAACAAATAAACCTATCGAAGTTCTGTTCGAAGGTACAGATACTAATATTTATAAGAAGACAACAGAGTTTAGTCCTTTGTTAGTTGATGAGATGAAAAAAGTTGATGATACGTTTAACTTTCTATTTGTAGGTCATTGGTTAGCAGGAGGTTTAGGTAAAGATAGAAAAGACGTAGGGATGTTACTTAAAGTTTTTTACGAAACATTTAAGAATGACAAGAGAAAACCTGGACTTATATTAAAGACAAGTGGAGCAGGATTCTCAGTTCTTGATAGGGAAGCTATTTTAGGCAAAATAGAATCTGTTAAGTCAGGAATCAAAGGTGAACTACCTAATGTATATTTAATGCACGGTGATTTTTCTGATGAACAAATGAATGAACTATATAATCATCCTAAAGTAAAAGCTCATATAAATTTAACTCACGGTGAAGGATTCGGAAGGCCTTTATTAGAGTCAACTATGTCAAAGAAACCTGTTATAGCTAGTGATTGGAGTGGACACAAAGACTTTTTACCTAAAGATTTAGCTATACTTTTACAAGGACACTTAACTGATGTTCCTAAGGAGTCATTTCCAAAGGATATGCACATAAATGGAGCTAAATGGTTTACTGCTAACTATCAACAAACTTCAGCTATTATGAGAGATGTATTTGTCAATTATAAAAAATACAAAATAAATGCTGAAAAATTGACTATGGTAAATAAGTCGAAGTTCTCATTAAAACAAATGACAAAAGACTTAGGTGTATTACTTGACAAATATGTTCCTGAGTTTCCTAAAGAAGTTAAACTTGAACTACCTAAGTTGAAAAAAGTAGGAGCAAATGGAGCAAAGGGTGATACGGGTGATACAAAACCACCTACACCTGAAATGAAACTACCCAAATTAAAGAGAGTATAATATGGAAAAAGTAATAGATTGTCCTGTATGTTATGATACAGATAGATGTTTTGAAGATGTACAAGAAAATTATAGTTCTTTCTTATGTTTCAAATGTGGATTTATGAGTGATTCAAGATATGAAATAGGAGGACTACAATTAATGGATAATCTTAAAAAGTCTCCTAGACTCGTACAGGAATTACAATTCGAAGACAAAGATAGAAACATTGTTTGGTTCCCTGCTGTTATTAATATGGGAGAAAAGGGAATCATATTTCCAGATGTTCCTGATGAAAAGAAAACAGACGAAGCTAGTTTCGATGCAAGAACTGAAAACTATGTATGGAAATATGCAGCTGTAGTCGATGTGCCTCAAGAAGACCAATCAAAATATGATAATCACACAAGAAGATTAGACGTTGAAAATGCTAAAGAGTTTTCTAAATATGAGTTTATGGAAGCCTGTAAAGAAATGGGAATCACAAGGGACATAAGTGGCTAAACAAATCTACAAATGGAGTTCTGTTCGAGCCGGGGACATTATATCATTTAGATATAAGGGAAACAAACCTACAGCCACACTCACTACAATACTTGTATTGAATCCTAAAATGCCGTATAAAGGTAAACAAGGTAATGTTTTTCATCTGATTGGATTGAAACTTGAGTCTCAAGGTAATATTCCTTTTATTAGAAATAGAACAGAATTAGTTGAGTTACTTGACAGAATAGGAAATTTACAAGCAGTCGATGTTGAAAATGAAATCTATCGTGTTGAGATTCAAGGTACAGGACCACGAGGTCTACGTAAAGCAGCTTATACGAAACTCAAAAGATATTTCGAACAACACGGAAATTACAGAACTTATAGGTGGGAAGAGGCTACAAACTCAACGGTATTCTTAGAACCTATAAAATTACCTCAGAGATTCAGGGAAATTTTAAGTGCTTAGTTATGCTATCACCGTCTGTAATGAAGCTGTTGAGATACAAAACTTAGTTACATTTCTATTAGATACCAAAAGAACAGAAGATGAAATAGTAATCACTTTTGACTCTAAAAACGGGTCAAAGAGTGTAGAGGATTACCTCAGAGCTAAATCAGTAAATGGTGAGTTTAGTTGGCATCCTTTTGAGTTTCAAGGTAACTTTTCTGATTTAAAAAATCACACTAAAAGTATGTGTAGAGGTGAGTATATTTGTCATTTAGATGCTGATGAAATACCTCACGAGACTTTAATTGAACAATTACCTCAGATAATCGAGATGAATGATGTTGATTTGATTTGGTTACCAAGAGTAAATACGGTAGACGGAATGACAAAAGAACACGTTGAGAAGTGGGGTTGGAGAGTATCAGAAAAAGGTTGGGTTAACTATCCTGATTATCAAGCAAGAGTTTTTAGAAATACAGAAGAGATAAAATGGATACGACCACTTCACGAATACATTACAGGAAGTAAAACATACTCACATTTACCTCCGTATGAAGAATTAAGTTTATATCATCATAAAACAATCGAAAAACAAGAACAACAAAATATGTTTTACAATCAAAATTTCAGTCCCGAAATGAACGTTAGGAGATAATTTGCCTAAAGAATATCCATTACAACTATTTTGGAGACTCATAGATAATAAGTTATACGGAGTTAATCACGTTAGAAATCTTGGATTCGAAGAGTCAGAAGGTTTACGAATACCTGACGAGTATCTTGATAATCAAGAGTTTGCCGTGTTGAGAACCGCTCACGGTATAGGTGATTGGGGTATTATTTCAGCTATGCCTAGATTACTAAAACAAAAGTATCCAAGTTGTAAAGTATATTTACCTTCTCCATTACTATTAGACAAATTGTTTAAAGAGTATGCTTCACAATGGAGTGTTTGGAACAATCCTTTTAATAATGTTAAAACTATATTTGATAATAATCCCTATGTAGATGGTTACAAAGATGACATACCAGGTGAAGTATTTCACGACCATTATAGAATATATGATAAAAACAAAACTGATATTCCTTTACTTGAACAAATTCTGAAGTTTTGGCAGTTTGAACCTGATGAACTTTCAGATTCACAACCTGAGTTATATTTTTCAGATGAAGAACGAGAGAAAGGTGATTCAATAATTAATGAGTATACAGATGGAGAGTTTGGAGCTCTGTTAATATCTGATAGATATAAGTTTACAGACGACAATCTAATAATAGATGTGTTAGAATCAAATCAGTTTCCTTATTTTTATTATTCACCTGTACCCTTACACGAAACATCATTTAACTTTATAGATAAGGCTCTTGATATAAGACATATGGATATGAGAACACAACTATATATAAGGTCGAGAGCAAAAGTAAATGTAGGTAATCAGAGTGGAGCCTTACAATTAGTTGTCAGAGATTCAGAAGTTTACGATGTAAAGAGACAATTTCCTATAGCAGGTAATATTGTTAAAGGTGAAAAATATTTAGTCGATGACTTCAAAAGAAATTTATTAGAAGATGTAGTTGATAAATCTGAATCAAAAACTACAACATCATTAAAGTTCAAAGCTGATTTCATTGACTTTTTTAGAAATACAGATTATGTAAACAAGACACTTGTTGAGATAGGAAGTTCATTAGGACACGGTACTAAGGTGTTATGTAAGTTATTTAAAAAGGTTATAGCAGTAGATGTTTCCCCCGAAAAGCATGACTATGCTCGAGAGTATTTAGGAGAGGTGAACAATGTTGAGTTTAAACAAATGGATGTATACAATCAAAAATGGGATTTCGAGGACAAAGATGCAATAGTATTCATTGATTGTGTTCACGATTACAATCATCTAAAAAGTGATATTGATAACTCGATAGCTACGTTTGATAAACCTATTATTATGTTTGATGATTATGGATTATTTCCTGACTTAAAACAATTAATCGATGAGTATGTTGAACAAGGTAAATTAAAGATATTAAAAAAGATTGGTGAACACAAGGGTAAATTCTATCCTGCTACACAAAATAAAATACTACGAGATAGTGAAGGACTGATATGTCAAACTCTATAATCTATACATCAATCTTTGGTAACTACGATGATGAACTTAATCAGAGACTTCCTGAGGGATGGGATTGGAAATGTTTTAATGAAACAAATAGTTTATCTTTGTACTCAGATAATAATAGGAATGCTAAAAGATTCAAAGTTCTTCCTCATAGATACCTACAAGATTATGAATATAGTATTTTCATTGATGGAAATATGAGTGTCGTTGGTAATGTAAATGAATTAGTAGAGAAGTATTTATCAGATAGTAATGTAGCATTCTTTAGTCATAACGAAAATACTTTAGATGCTAGAAATTGTATTTATGATGAGGCTAATTTAATTATTTCAGCTGGTAACTCTTGGATGGAAAAGACTCCTGAACGAGGAATGCTGAACTACAAAGACAATCCTCACGTAATTAAAAAACAACTTGATAAATATGCTACATTAGGTTATCCTTCTCAGAATGGTTTGATAACAGGCATGGTAATACTCAGAAGACACAATGAACAAGATTGTATTGATACAATGGAAGATTGGTGGACAGAAATTAAATACGGAAGTAAACGAGACCAGTTAAGTTTCAACTATGTAGCTTGGAAGAATCAACTCAAGTTTAATTATATGAAAGGTGACTCTCGTAATAATGAATATTTTACAAGAGACACAAAACCTCACAAAGGTAAAAAATGAAGAACATAGTTTTTATTCCTAATATCAATCTAGGTAACGGTCGAAGTGATTCATATCAATATTCAATCAATAGTTGGAAACACTGGTGTGATAAGAATGACGTTGAACTGATAGTCTGGGAAGATTTGATTTATCCTGTTGATTATATGAAGATAACTTGGCAGAGATATTATATGTTTGATATTTTAGAAGGAAATAATATCGAGTATGACCAAATATTAATGGTAGATGCTGATACAATAGTTCATCCTGATTGTCCTAACTTCTTTGATGAAACAGAACGTAAGTATTGTGGAGTTCAAGTCGATGGATGTTATGAGTGGGTAACAAGAAGTATCAGAGGATTCGGTGATATGTTATTTGATGGTCAACGTATACATCCATGGAGATATATCAACGGAGGTTTTCAAATTGTAAACTCAGAACACAAATCTTTTTTTGAATCAATGAAAACTTACTATCTTAACAACTCAGAAAAAATTACAAATGCTATAGATACTTTAAAGTGTGGAACTGACCAGACTATCGTGAATTATATGTTACATCAAGAAAAAATTGATGTAAAGATGTTACCTAGTTGTTACAATCTACAAGATTTATTTAGAAAAAATCTACTATATGTATCAGGTCGAGAATGGTGGACGGATGAATTACATTTCTTAGAAGCGGGTTGGGTTTATCATTATAATTCAATACCTCAAAATCCTATGAACAGAGACGCTAACTATTGGATAAAAAGAACATACGAGGAGTTATTTTGAAAAATCAAAAAATAATAGGATTCACGAGTGGTTACTTTGATATAATGCATCCCGGTCACGTTTTGATGTTAGATGAATGTAAAATGTATTGTGATTATTTGATAGTAGGTGTACACTCATTTATCACTCAAACTCCTCAACCTGACGGAAGAAAAAAGAATCAACCTATTTGGACAGCAGATGAAAGACTAATGATGGTACAATCAAGTAAATATGTTGATAAGGCTTTTCTATATGATGGTGAAGAAGAGTTGTATAAGTATCTTAAAGAAAATCAAAACTTAATTAACGTTCGTATTTTAGGAGAAGACCACAAAGATAAACCTTTCACTGGTGATGATTTAAAAATTAATATTGTTTTCAATACTAGAAGACATAATTATAGTACGACAAACACAATCAAAAAAATAATCGAAGAGAGAACTTAATGAATATTGAATTTGTATTTTCAGAGTTTGGAACTCGAATGACTGCTAATCAACCAGACTCATTTACTGATGAATACAGATTAGACCCAACATATTCATCTGTCAAACAATTCTTTCCTGAAGCTAAACTAACGATGTATACTGATAATCGTGATTTGGGAAAAAACTATGATGATGTGGAGATTAGATTAGTTGACATAGAATCAAGTCCGTTTGATAAGAGTAATCATAGATGGGGTTGGCACGCTTGTGATTATTATCAGGTCAAAGGATTATTAGATTCAAAGGCAGATATAGCTATCTCAGTAGATTCTGATGTAATGTTCGTAAATGATGAAGTAAAAACTATTCTACCTATAACAGAAAGATTTGGAATATGTGTACCTCAAAATGAAAGACAGATGGTAAAAGTTGACGGTATACACACACGTGGTAATGATGGTGATTTTCATATTGAGGAAAGTTCTAACAGAGGAAATATTTTAACTTATGACCTTTGGTGGATGTCTTTCGATACAAAAAATACTAGAAGTAGGAAATGGTTGTCTGAGTTCGGTAGATTAATGGTCTCAAATCCAAGACGAGCTCCATTACAAATGTCAAGAGCCGCCTGGAATACTGGTATTCATCCTTATGCTATGCCAATACAATGGGGAGTCGGACACGGACACGTTGGTTGTGGTAATGAAATCATTTTACATTTAGGACATCAAAGAGTAAGAGAATATTATTTGGAGGGTAAAAATGTTAGTTGAGTTAGCAAAGAAATATGATGTTGATATGTTTGAACTAGGTTATCTTGAACATTATGAAAAACGTTTTGATGATATAAGACTTGATGTCAAGAAGGTTTTAGAAATCGGTGTAGAGACTGGATGTTCACATAGGATGTGGTTAGAATATTTTCCTAATGCCACAATTTACGGATTCGATATATTCAACGAGGATGATAGGTCAGGTTATTGTGATGTGTTACGTGAAAAGATGAAAGACAATCCCTACTTAGACCGTTCAGTTTTATTTAAAGGTGACCAACAAGAAGTCAAAGATTTGAATAGATTTTTAACAATGCATGGAAGAGATTTTGACTTGATTATAGATGATGGTGGTCATACTATGAGACAACAACAAGTAACTCTTCCTATAATGTTAGAAGCCACTAAGTCAGGAGGTTATTATGTAATTGAGGATTTACACACCTGTAGTGGTCAATGGAAAACATTATATGGTTACGAAGTCATAGAGGAAGGTGATACAATCACAACTGATATTATCAACGATATAGAAAACAATTACTATTCAATTAAAGAGACAAGTTACATAAATGAACTTCAAATGAAAGATATACATAATAGTATCGAAAGTTGTAAGTTAGAAACAGGAAACAAAAAATACAAAAATTATATTTGGCCAACACTACTTAGTTTTATGGTTAAAAAATGAGTAAAGTAGCTTTAATAGTTGAGACAAGAGAACATCCTGCTCTTCCTATGGTTTTAAAAAGTGTACGTAGAGCTCTCGATGATGATTGGAAATTACAAATCTATCACGGGAATAAAAATGTAGACTATATGAAAAAAATATCAGATACAGAATGGGGTCAGAATTTCATAATGACTCCAATGGGATTTGATGAGTTACCTCAATGGCCTGAATCAAATGATTTAATGGTTTCAAAAGAGTTTTGGAAACAAAGTGAAGGTAAAACAATTTTATATTTTGAAACAGATTGTATTATATGTTTTAATTCAAGATACACAATAAATGATTTTCTTGATTTTGATTACATAGGAGGCTATTGGGGAAACAAAATACCTGACCTTGACGAAAAGTATACTTGGATAATGAATGGTGGTTTATCTATAAGAAAAAAGAAATTTATATTAGATAGTATAAAATACAAACATAAAGAATATCTACGAAGAGGAGGTAATCCTTGTGAAGATTATTTTTTCAGTGCTTGTGTAGAAGATAAACCCTTAGTAAGAGATGTGCTTTCTTTTTCGATTGATAATGGTTACGTGGCTCCTCAAGTAGGAGTTCCTTTCGGTCTACATAAACCTTGGGGTCTGATTCCTGCTAGAGGACACGGAGCTGGATATCCTGAAACTAAAAAAGTTTGTCGTACAGATAAAGATGGAAATTATTTAGAAGAATTTGAAAGATTACATAATGTATAAAGAAGGTTCTGAAATGAGACTTGACTTAATACGAGAACGATTCGGTATTCCTAATGCTATTCTCGATGTAGGAGCTCATAGAGGACAATTTTTTACGTGGTCAAAAAAAGTATGGCCAGATACACCTATTTGGATGATAGAGGCTAATGAGATACACGAGCCATATCTAAAAGAATTATGTAGTAAATACAATGACCAATATTTGATTTCAACATTGGGTGATTCAAACAGAAACGTTAACTTTTATACTAGAAGTGATAAACCAAAAACTGAAGGAGCCTCATACTATAAAGAGACAACCTATTGGGATATACCACACCTAGTAAAAGAGATACCTAAAACACTTCAAACTTTAGATGAACTATTTGAAGAGGGTAGTTATTTCGACCTCGTGAAATTAGACACTCAAGGTTCAGAAGTTGATATATTAAAAGGAGGTTCTAAGTTATGTCAGAAAGCAGCTGCAATAATTGTTGAAGTCTCTTACGTAGATTACAATGAAGGAGCTCCTAAGTCTGATGAGGTTATCAAGTTTATGTCAGATTATGGTTACGGTCAATACTTTGAGATAGGAGAACATTACTCGAATGAACCTCAATGGAAAGACATCGCAATTCAAAAAGATTTATGTTTTTACAAATCAAATTAAATAATTATTATAAAGAGGAGTTATTATGCACACTTACGTTATAGCAGAAGTAGGTATTAATCACAACGGAGACATTGAATTAGCTAAAGAACTTATTCACAAAGCCTTTATTGCTGGTTGTGATGCTGTCAAGTTTCAAAAACGTGATATTGAATCAGTTTATACTCAAGAGGAACTAGACACTCCAAGAGAGTCTCCTTTCGGGACAACAACCAGAGAACAAAAAGAAGGTATTGAATTTAATATCAAACAATATAAGGAACTTCAGGCTTATGCTGAAGAGTTGAGTTTAGATTTTATCGTATCGTGTTGGGACCAAATGAGTTTGTTTCAAGTCGAAAAACATCTTGACGTTAAGTATCATAAAGTAGCTTCAGCTATGGCTACCGATAAGGAGTTTCTCGAAAAGTTAAACGAAACAAACAAACCTGTTATCTTATCGGTTGGAATGTGTACGGATGAAGAAGTAGAAGCCGCTATGAATATATTAGACAATGTTGAATATGTTTTAGCTTGCACAAGTACGTATCCTACAGCTCCAGAAGAAGTAAATTTACGTTATTTAGAAACACTAAAGAGATTATATCCAAATACAAAAGTCGGTTTTTCTAATCATTATAATGGAATGGATGCTTGTGTCGGTAGTGTGGCTTTAGGAGCTGAGTGTGTTGAGTTTCATATTACAAAACAAAGAGCTATGTATGGGTCTGACCAAGCTGCTTCGATACAAGATGTTGATGATTTATGTGATGCAATCAGAAAAATGGAAGTTATGTTAGGTGATGGTATAAAGGTTGTCTACGATACAGAGAAACCTATAGCTCAAAAACTAAGAAAAGTAAATAATACCGTTGAGTGATATTCTAAAAGAAATTTCGTACAAGGAATTAGAAGGTATAAAGGTTACATTTATCAATATGCCTCTAAGAGAAGCTGCTCTTCCTAATACACCTCCTGAAGGTCCTGGAATATTAGCCGCTATCGTCAGAAGATACGGAGGACAACCTTCAATTATTGATTTGAATGGTTACAGAATAAAAGACAAGTTAAGTGAAAAGAGAGGTCTACCGAACGGAAGACATTTAACATATCGAGAAGCTGAAGATATGATTTCTAAACATATCGAAAATGTAGGTGACCAAGATATTATAGCTTTCTCAGGTAAAATTACAACTTTGAGATGGCAAGAAGAAGTAGCTAAAATGATAAGACGAATACAACCTGATTGTTTTTTAGTTACAGGTAATGGATTAGCTACTGAAATCAAAGGAGGATTATTTACTTGGATACCTGAGTTAGACGCTATAGCAAGGTCAGAAGGTGATGGAATAATCATAGACATTTGTAAAGATGGAAAGTTAGTCAAAGAAAAGGGAATAAAAAAGGCTATAAACTCAGGTAAGTTAAGTAGTGGATATGCGGGTGAAATATTAAATAAACAAAGATTTATTTATGAAGGATTTAGGCCATCTAACTTAGATGACATTCCGTATGCTGCCTTGGACCTACTAGAAAATGACCCATACGGTTACAATGTTTTAGAAGATTATATCAATACACCAGTTTGGGGTATAGCAGCTAATAATAGTTCTGCTACACCTTTCACTATGAAACGTAGTTTGACTTCAGTCAGTAGTAGAGGTTGTCCTTATGCTTGTGCCTTTTGTTACAGAGGAGCTCAAGGTGAGAGAAACTATGGAATGAGAAGTGCTAATCATATAGCAATTCAAATTAGAGGTTACGTTGACAAATATGATTTAGACTTTATTGGTTTTCCTGATGATAACTTTGCTGTTGATAAGAGAAGAATTAATGAAATGGTTCCTGTCTTTAAAGATTTTGGTCTTGACCACGTAAGATGGGGTACTCATACTAGAATGGATGAAGCTGACGAGAGAGCTTATAAGATGGCAGAGTCAGGTTGTGTATATATAGGATTCGGAGCTGAATCAGCTGATGAACATACATTAACAAGAATGCAAAAGGGAGGATTTATACTGAAGAACGGACTTGTCCCGACTAAAGTAAATGGTAATACTTATCAGTTTCCTAAAACTATGATGACAGCAGTTGAGACGTGTGCTGATGCCGGAATACATGCAAATTGTACTTGGATTATGGCTTATCCAGGAGAAGATTTAAAACACTTGAAGACAAGTGTAGCTTTTATACTTTGGCAACAACAATTTTGGACTAAAGGGCATCAAAAGGGCTCTGATTCTTATGAAAGATTAAGGGACGGAGTTAATAGAGCTATGTTTACAGCAACAGCTTATCCAGGAACTGAAATGTGGAAAGTTGTTAGAAGAGATTTACAGAAACACTTCGACATAAGTTTTGATGGTATGGGAGAACCTGTTTGTGATGATAATTTTCATAATTATGTTTTGGAACTAGATGACGCTACTAAAATATTGAATGATAAAGACGGAAATCCTGTAAACTTTGGTGATATGTCGATGGACCAATTCTTACAAGCAAGAGAACATATCGA